ATATAGACGATCTGATGTAGTAGCTTTTAATCCAAATGTTTGTTGGTTAAGAGCAGCACCAGCAGCCGAGAAGTTTGTATTAGCTTCATTGTAGAAAGCCTCTGTACCTGTTGAAGGCACACGGTCAGTACCATACATTGAACGCATTGCAAAAATCATGCCTGTAGGTCCAGTCATTGGCTGAACACCGCAAACATCATATGCAATAAGATTAGGTAAAGAACGGCGAACCAAGCTGATAAGAATTGGGTCAAAACCGGCAACAGGGCCTGTGGCAGTAGCACCACCGCCAAAACCGCCTGTTCCTGCAGCATTAGTTGCTGTTTCATTGATTCCAGCTTCTTTCAACATAGCTGTTTGTTGATTTTCCAAGACCAATGCAGTAACTGCACGACGGTATGGATCAGTAATTTTTGGAAGGTCACTGTGTTCTAGAACAGGTGCCCATTTTTTTTGTAGGTCTTCGGAAAGATACATTTAGAGTCTCCTTGGTTTAATTAAAATCTGTTTGTTTTTGAAATTGACTGAACAATGGAATTAATAAATGGGTCATTAGACTGTTTATTTTCTTCTTGTCCATTGTCAATTACTTGTTCGTGAAGTAGGGCTTCGTCTGCCTTTTTTACGCCAGATGGGAAATAATTTTCGCGGATAGTTACAAGTTTTTCTTGGTATTCTTCCTCTGTAGAAAAATCCACACTCTCTGCGAGTGTTTTAATTTTTTCAACTTGTGTATCTGTTAAACCTTCACACACATCTCGGGTAACTTCATTTTTATAGGCTTCAGTAAGAGCTTTACGATATTCTACTGAGCGTTCTACTTCTTCGTTGAGTTTATCTTCAAGTTCATCAACTTTACTAGACAACTCATCAACTAAATCTACTTTATCTGTAGGAACATCAATATAGTGTTCTGCAAATAAATTACGGAGTCCAGAAATAAAATCTTCAGTTAATTCGGAACGAATTCCTTTTTCTATTGCGATTTCATTATCGGACATCCATTGCTCAACCACATAAGAAATGTAATCATTTACTTTTTCGGTTAAGTCTTCTTTAACTGTTTCCACGGCTTCTTCTAGCATGGACGCATATTGTTCTTCAATGTTTTCTTCAATTTGTTTAACTCGGTCATAGACACGAGCTTCAAAAATTGTAGTAACTTTTTGTTTAAATTCTTCAGAAATTGTATCATCATCTGAGAATAAAGAATTAATATCTTCAGATAAATCTAATTCATATTCTTCTTCTTCAACTTCAACTTCTTCTTGTTTAGTTGAACGTGTTGTAGGAGCGGTTGCGCTTTTTGTTGACGGCGTAATTTTGTGAGAATCATCATCCGGTTTAGCATTTTCTGGTGTTGGACCGCCGGCATCATGTATTTCTGCAGGTAGCTTTTCTGGAGGCATAGCATTTTTACCCTTGCCTGATGCAAGAATTTCAGCAGCCGCCTCTAAAAGTTTATTTGTAGCCATTAGGAATCTCCTTTTGTGTATATTTATTTATAAAAATTAAAGTTTTGATAGAAAATTTTCAAAGAGCCGTGCGGCTACTTTTTCAACTTCTTTTCTTGGGGCTTTCTGAATCTCTCGTTTCGTTCTATCAATATCAATTTCTACAAAACGACCTTCAACGAATAACCATTCTTTGTTTTCCATGATACCATTTATAAAAGCACCTGGTGCAGATGGGTCCGCAACAATGTCCGCCGCAGTTGCTAAACGAAAATCTTCACCTACAATGTTAATTCCATCTTCTCCTGGAATTAAAGAACCCATACCTCTAGAAGAAACACCAAGACTGACACCAGAATCAATGAAGTTTTTTACAATGTTGCCATATGGAGTTTCTAAAATTTGCGCTTTTCCTATGAATACATTTCCGTTTTCTTTTAATGAAATTATTTTATGTGATACTCTCTCAAGATTAATTGATGGAGTATCTGGATGACCTAACTCACCTAATGCACGATTGGTTGTTATGTATTCATTTGTGTAACGATTAACTTCTTCTCGTAGAGTATTCATTTTATATACTCTACGATTTTTATTGGCTTGTTCGCCAACAAGAAATACACCTTCAATGAAAAGATTTTTCTTTCCGCTTTCGGTTTTTTCAAATAAGTATTTGACGTTTTCTATAGTTTCTGTAATCAGTTTCATTTTATGTTCTGTCCAAATCTGTTGAATAAGTTGTATTTTTAGACACCTCTAATATAACAGTACCGCTAGTATTAATAGTAACTGTAACATTACCTGTATTTGTATTGGCTAAACTAGTACCCAATTCATCAAAATTCATCTGCCCACTATTAAATAATGTGGCTAAAGTTATTAAGGTATTACTTGCACCATGTCTACCAATGGCTATGCTACCGCCGGTTGACCAAGCGATGCGTTTGATATTAGCAGACACTACAGTTTCTAATGCAGTGTTTGTAGATAATTGTTCGGCGCCGGATAGACATTTTTCTTCTAAGTAATGTTCTAGTTAACTTTGCTCTTCCTTTTGTGTTCCAATACTTTTTTAATTTCCTAGATTTCTTTATTCTTGATATTGCAGATATACGTTTAACTGTATTTCCAGAAATTCTAAAACCTTTTATTGCAGACTTTCTTATATTTCTTTGAAGTACAATTCTTCCTTGTTTATTTCTTCTTATTCTTCTTCTTACTTTAGAGATTCTTCCTATAGTTTGAACATTAGCCTCATCTACAATTTCTACTTCTTCATATATATCTGCTGCTACAGTACGTTTTATTTCCTCTAATTTCTTAGAAGAAATTTCATTCAATTGGGCATAAATTATTTCTTTTGCTTCATTATATTTATGCTCAATTAATAAATTAATAAAATTCATTTTGCTTTACTGAATGCAAAATCTGATGCTTTAGAAAAATGACCAGGTGATTTATGAACCATATCTGCAAATTTCTTTTTGTTTAATGGATTAAGTGCTTTATGTACTTGTGTTATTGCAGATGCTGTATATTGGTCAACTTTACGAGTTTCGCCAGTAGCGAACTTAACTTTCTGAGCAGATTTACCATCTACAATTTTATGTAAAGTGTCCATTACATTTTCTACTATGTCTTGTTCTTCAACTACTTCCTCTGATTGTATATCTCCAGCACCAGTTGTCTTAAATGGTATTGCAAAATCTCTATCTAATTTTTGATTATGATATGTCGCAACTTTAAGATTACCTGGATATAATCTTACCGCAGTTCTTTTCAGTAATAAAATAAAAGGTGGCTCTTTATGTACATCTTCACTAATAATTTCTGGCTCTTCTATTTCTTCCGAAACTGCTTTACGAGTTTGTCTAAAAATTTGTGAATTATTTGTAATTAAATCCACCATTTTATTAAAAATGTTTTGAATGATTGCTCGGTCTGCTACTGAAAAATTAGGTTTTTCTTCCGACATTTTTCCTAAGATGGTATGCAATCTTTGAATTTGTGCTTTATTACCTAATCCAGCACGAATAAGTGCATCAAATTTAGAGAAATCTTGTTTCTCTTCTAGTTCAATTAAATTTTTAAACTCAGATAATAATTTCATTTTGTTACTGTTGTATTAGGCTCTGGGTCGGTTACTTTTTTCTTAGGAACTATTGGTGTTGGTATTTTCTTTATTTTATTATATACATTAGGATCATTACTATCCATCATTTTTTTTCCTTGTTCAGGCGTTACTTCATTAGATTCTTCTTGTACTTCAGGTTCTGGTTGATTTCCGCCAAAAAGTGTAGAAGCAATTTCTTGTTTTCTAGAATTTAATGCTTCAAATGCAGTAGACGAAATCAATTCTTCTAATGCGCCTTTAGCATCAGAACTTTCTCCTGCTCCTAGTAAATCTATAAATTGTCTTGAGTCCATATTATTCCTTTTATTATCTATTTATTAATTTTCTACTAAACTTTTGTACAACATTATCTAAATCTGGTGTTTCGGATTCTGTTGTGTCTTTTTCTGTCACATTATCTTCTGGTGGAAATTCTTCCGGAGTAGCTTGTTCTTGACCCACTGGGTTTCCGTCAGGACCAACTTGAACTGGCGCAGGTTCTGAATCTATTTGTTTTTTCATTTCTTCTAATTCATCGTCAGTCAAATGTAAAACATTTTTATTTACCCACTCTTGTGAGTAATATCTACCAACGTATGGATCTATTAGTGTTAATGTTTGCAATCTTTGAGTTAGTAATTCTGCATCTCGTAATTCTGTAAAATTATTATCTTTTATGTAATCATAAAATATTTCTTCTTTAAAAGTTTCCCATTCTTCTTGAGAACATATACCCTTTAAAGACAGTTGTACTTTTAATGCATGGTCAAAAATTTGAGAGAATTTATTACGCAACTTTACGATAAATTTATTAAATTTTAATTCATCTCGTGTAACTTCGGTTGTTCTTCCTAATCCAACTAATCCACCGCCTTGAGGTTCAAGTCTAGAGTATGGCACATTTAATGATTGTAATAATTTCTTTTGAAAGTATTGTACATCTTCCATTTGACCAAGATTTTGACCGGCTGGTAGTGTTGTTATCTCTGTGCCTTTACCGCCTTCTCTACGAGGTAACCAAAAATCTTCAAGCATTGACATGTGTTTTCTGTCATCACGCAATTCACCAGTTTGAGCATCATACACAACTTTATTTTTATACTTAATCATAACATCACGTAGATATTGTTCTGCTTTACCTTTAGGTAAATTACCAACATCTATGTAAAACACTCTGCGTTCTGGGGCTCTCGACACTCGGTAGATAACAATTGCATCTTCAATCATACGCAATTGATTTAAAGGTTTTATTGCTTTGTGTAAGTATGAAATGATAAAAGTATTTTTTGCATCCATCATACCTGAAGTCACATTTATAATGGAATCAGGAGCAATTTTTAAACCGGAATTTACAGACCCAGCCGAACCAGCCGAATAGTTATTTGTAGAACTAATTTTATCATTATAAACATAATACTCTGCTAACGATTTAATAATATCAGCATTTGTTTTGATATCTTTACCTTTTTGTATCTCACGAACTTTTCTAATTTTTCGTGGGTCAATGTATCTTAATTCTTGTATACCTTCTTTAGGATTTTTTTCATTTACAATTATATGAAAGTAAATTCTTCCGTCAACATACCAGCGTCTAAAAATATCATCTGATAAATTAGAAAAATTTAACATACCTAATATGTTCTTAAATTCATCTCTTATTTTTTTCTTAATACTTTCTGGTTGTTTTAAGTCATCCATCTTAATGTCAACAACTTTACCTTTATCGTCATGGCTAATTGCTTCATCAACGATTTCAGTGATTGCCATATCACACTCTGGATGATTTGCCATTTCACGATATCGTGTAATTAATTCCAATTCATTACGAACGGAACCTTCTAAATCTACATAAGTACCGTAATGAGAATTTTGTGTAATTGTAACTGCGCCGTCATCCAACGTGTCTGTTGGAAGCGCAAAAGAAGATTGTTCAGGTACTTGTTTCTGAA